TGGTTATAGGCCCGAAAGAATGGATCCCGAGTTGGAGAGAAAATTGGGTACAGGTGAAACTCCGTTTGGAACACATCCTGGTTTTCCAAAATTAAAACCAACTGCTAAATATAGAAATTTTGAAGAAATAATTGCATCTAAGAGATTTAAAGACGTTGTTGATAAAGTAAAACAATATACAGGTGTAAGACAAGTCACAGGTAATGCTTTACAACAATTAATGATGTCAATGATGCAGGCTTACAATAGAATACAATCAATTGAATCTAGACACAAAAATGAGTTAGAGAGATTAGCAGTTGATTTAGTTGTAAAAGAAACAGGGGTTCCGCCTGATGCATTTCAATACGATGTGAAGATTGTTGGAATGGGCGAAATTGATTTAAGTGCTATGGCTAAACAATCTGAAACACCTGATGAGGAGGAAATTGAACAACAGTTCGGTGTTAATCCAACAGAAGAAATGGAAGACTTTATGTCTGCTATGGAAAAATTTGATTTGGAAAAGGCTAAAAGAAGATTTATAAACGCTTTAATACAAGGATCGGCTAAAAAAAGTCATTATATGTTTGTCTTAGTTAAAGATGAATTAGATAGAATGGATCCAAATCTTTTGAATTTATATGGTGTTTTAATGTCTGTAAATGATTTACTTTATTGGATGTTACCAGACCAACAATTGCAAGCTGCCGCAGGATCAGGACAAATGGGTGGTGGAAGCGAAGAGATTGATGATCAAACAGATCCACCAACAATCAGAGTTAGAGCACTTACTTTCCCAATTGCGGTTCACGAATTGGTTAAAGGTATTATGGACGTAATTGGAACCCAAGGGTTACCTGACGATCCAAGACAATCAGAAATGATTATGGGTGAAACAGACACTTTACCAAATGAAATTTGGGATTTAAGACTTGGACCAGTTCTTTGGGAAAAGTTAACAGAGTCTTTCCCTGATGAAGTATTTGAAGAAGGTAAAAGACATATACAACATTATTTGTTTACAAGATTTTCTAGATTGTCCGCATCTGAATTCTTTGCTCTATCCAAAAAAATACTAAGAGGTGATGACGAAGCCAAAATCATACTCCAAAGAATGGTTAACGATATAATGTCCGAACTAAAAAAACAAGATTTAAGTGATAGCGGATTTGATACAGGAGAAGACGACGATGAGGATAATGATGATTTGGTTAGATAAAATATAATATGATTATTAATGTCATCTCTTACAAAAGAGCAAGTTCTTATAGAATACGTTAAGTGTCAAAAAGACACCGAGTATGCTTTTAAAACATATCTTCAAACTTACGATCAAACTGTATCAAGATTTGTTCCCTTAGAACTTTTTACTGATCAAGTTAATCTAATCCAAGATTACGAAAATTTTGAAGAAAATATTGCATTAAAATATAGACAGGCTGGTGTGTCAACAGTAACAGCCGCATGGGTATCAAAAAAATTAGTATTCGCACCAAAAACTAAACCTGAAAAAATTCTAATTATTGCAAATAAACTTGACACCGCTCAAGAAATGGCAAATAAAATTAGGACATTTGTAGGTCAATGGCCTGTTTGGTTAGGAATATCTTTTTCAGATGAAAAAAACTCACAAAGACATTATAAATTAAGTAATGGATGTGAAGTAAAGGCTGTAGCGACATCAAAGGATGCCTTAAGAGGATATACACCAACAATACTTGTATTTGATGAAGCGGCTTACATTGAAGCTGATGGTGATTTTTGGGCAGCTTGTATGGCATCATTGTCAACAGGGGGTAAAGTAATTGTGGTATCAACTCCTAATGGATTCGATCCAATATATTATGATATCTATGCTCAGGCATTGAAAGGTATGAATCAATTCAAAGTATCTGAAATGTTTTGGTATAGAGATCCAAGATATTCAAAGGATTTATATTTTGTTGATACTGATGATATAATACATTTTTTACTTAATCGTGAAGAATACTCTGAAGATAAAATAAAAGTTTTTGATTATCCCGAGTTTGATACTGAAAGAGATCTTAGAATTAAAGATATGATGTCATTGGGTTATAAACCATCTTCACCCTGGTATGAAAAGATGGTAAAAAAACTCAAATACGATAAAAGAAAAGTTAATCAAGAACTTGAATGTCAGTTCTTAGGATCTGGTGATAACGTATTTGATTCAAATCTTATGACTCGTATTCACGAGAATATGATTAAAGAACCACAAAATAAAATGATGTCAGGTTCTCTTTGGATTTGGGATGAACCAATAATTGGACACAAATATGTTATGGGTGTAGATGTTAGTAGAGGTGATAGTGAAGACTTTTCAACATTTCAAATTATTGATTTTGACGAGAAAAAACAGGTTGTTGAATATCTTGGTAAACTTCCCCCTGATACTTTAGCTGAGATTTGTTATAAATGGGCAAATACGTACTCTGCTTTTGTTGTAATAGATATATCTGGAGGTATGGGTGTTGCAACATCTAGAAAAATGCAGGAACTTGGATATAAGAATTTATATGTGGATGGTGTTGATTACGCAAACAAATGGAAATGGGATCCAAAAGCGGTTGAAAAAATTCCAGGAATTAACTTTAACGCTAAGAGAGTTCAAATAATTGCCGCATTTGAAGAGTCTTTACGTCACGGATTTAGTGTAAGAAGTAATAGACTTTTTAATGAAATGAATACTTTCATTTATATAAATGGAAGACCAGATCACCAAAAAGGACAACACGACGATTTAATTATGGCAATATCAATGGCTTGTTATGTTGCAGAATCATCATTTACAAATCTTACAAAAGTTACGGAACAAACAAAATCAATGATTGATGCTTGGACTGTGAGATCTAATGACGATTTTCAGAAACAAAATGAATTTAATCCTGTCGTTCCAAATTATTCGGCGAAACCAAAAGATTCCATATATTCCAATAACCCAACTAAAAACGATTATCAAAACTATTTATGGTTGTTCGGTAAACCGAGATAACTTTAGATTTTACTTTAATATATTAGATTTTGAATATGGAAAATAATGATAAAAATTTAACGGTTTGGCAAAGATTATCAAAAGCCTTTGGACCTAATTCACTTCTAAGTCAAGATTACCCAACATATAAATTTGATAGGAAAGAATTATTAAAGACAACGAGTAAAGCTGATTATGAGAAAGAAAAGCTACAGGCTCAACAAACACTATATCTATCAGGTCAGTGGACAAGAATAGAAAGTAATTTATATACTCAAGCAGTATATTATGAACCAACTAGATTGGCATCATACTATGATTTTGAAAGTATGGAATTTACGCCAGAGATTTCAGCGGCTTTGGACATATTTGCAGAAGAATCAACCACACCTAACGAAGATGGGTTTATTTTACAAATATATTCAGAATCAAAGAGGATAAAAGCTGTCTTGGCGGACCTTTTTAATAACAAATTAGATATAAATACCAATCTACCAATGTGGACAAGAAATACTTGTAAGTATGGTGATAATTTTGTTTATCTAAGATTAGATCCCGAAAAAGGTGTTGTCGGTTGTAATCAGTTACCAAATATCGAAATTGAAAGATTGGAAAGAGGGATGGGGGCTAGAGCCGCTAAAATGGAAGAGGACCCAAAAAATAGAGGATTGAAATTTTTGTGGAAACAAAAAGATATGGAATTTAATACGTGGGAAATGGCCCACTTTAGATTATTAGGTGATGACAGAAAACTACCATATGGAACATCTATATTAGAAAAGGGAAGAAGAATTTGGAAGCAATTACTTTTAGCAGAAGACGCTATGTTAATATATAGAACATCTAGAGCCCCTGAAAGAAGAATATTTAAAGTGTTTGTTGGTAATATGGATGATAAGGATGTTGAGTCATATGTACAAAGAGTTGCAAATAAGTTTAAAAGAGACCAAGCAACAGATCCTAAAACAGGTAACGTTGATTTAAGATTTAATCAAATGGCTGTTGATCAAGATTATTTTATTCCTGTTAGGGATCCAGCGGCACCAAGTCCAATTGACACACTTCCAGGCGCACAGAATCTTTCAGAGATTGCGGACATTGAATATATTCAAAAAAAATTATTAACATCTCTTAGAGTCCCAAAAGCGTTTTTGGGATTTGAGGAGGTTGTTGGAGACGGAAAAAGTTTGGCACTTCAAGATATTCGTTTTGCAAGAACTATTAACCGAATTCAAAAAAGTATGTTACAAGAATTAAATAAAATTGCGATCATACATTTATTTTTATTAGGATTTGAAGATGAGTTAGAAAATTTTACATTATCTCTAACTAATCCATCTTCACAGGCAGATCTTCTTAAAATTGATGTTTGGAAGGAAAAAGTTTTATTATACAAAGATGCGGTTACACCAATAGAAGGAATTGCACCTGTTTCTATTTCTTGGGCCAAAAAACATATTTTTGGATTCTCAGATGATGAAATAAAACTTGACATACAACAACAAAGAATTGAAAAGGCAGTAGCAAAAGAACTTGAGTTAACATCTGAGGTTATTAAGAAAACAGGTATTTTTGATAATGTTGATAGACTTTACGCAAAAATTACAGGAACCACAGAGACGGTTACCGCAACTCCTCCTCCACCACCAGGTGGAGAACTTGGTGGACCACCACCTGAAGGAGAAATGGGAGGAGAGTCGATACCACCACCGCCAGGACCTGAACCAGGCGGCGAAGCTGGAGTTACACCCGAATCCACAAACAAAAATGACTTAAATATTCTTTTGGAAACAGACAATTTAAAGGGTAATTTATATTTGGATTTATCAAAGGCAAAAAATTCATTAGGAGATATGGAAAATGAATTAAAAAAACTCTTAGGTGATTAATATTTATAATTAAAAAAAAATGAAGAACTTCGGAATTATCAAATCTAAGATAGAAAAAATTTTGGTAGAATCTTATCAGAATAAAACAATAAAAGAATCGTTTTCAAAATTCAAAGAAATCGTTTTGAATGATAAAGATTT